GCCACCAATATTCATATCACCAGATACAGACACATCTCCATCAAATGTTCCATTACCTACAACTGTAACTGTTCCACCTATATGTGCATTACCACCTATAGTTGCATTATTAACAGATATATTACCTGTAATAACTGCAGGTACATTTGTTAAGTTTGCACCATCTCCAAAGAAAGCTGAAGCACATACTTTAGAACTTACATGTACATCTCCTTTAATTGTAACATTACCACCTAATGATACATTACCTGTTACATCAAGTGTACCACCTATAGCTGTATTACCTGATACAGATACATCATCTTCAAACTCTGCTTTACCAGTTATATTAGATGTACCACCTACAGAAATATTACTTGCTACTGTTAATGTACTTGCTAAATTAACTGCACCATTTACACTTAATGTACTTTTTAAATGTGTAGCACCTTCTATAGTTGCAGTAGAAGATACTTTTAATGTGCCACCTACTTGTGCATTTGAAACTGATATATTACCTGAAATAGGTATACCTGTAATATTTGTACCATCACCATAGAATGCAGAAGCACAAACTTTTTCTGCAAATGTAGCATCACCACCTACACCTAGTGTACCTGTTATTGTTGTATTACCTGCAACTGTTAATGTGCTTGCTAAATGAGTAGCTCCTCCTACTGATAATGTTCCACCTATAGAAGCATTACCTGCAATAGTAGCTGTACCTCCAATATGTGCATCTCCACTTATACATACATCATTATCAAACTCTACCTTATCTCCAAAAGTTTTATTAGTTAATGTATCAGTAGTAGATGTCCCTACAAGTGTAGCAGAACTTGTTGGTAATGTTATTGTTAAATTACCACTATAAGAAGAATGTGGAGGTGATTGTAAAGCTGCATAGTGAGCATTAGAAGATTCACAATATAATTTTATATTCGATTGAGAGCCTGTATTTTTAATAGCTATCTCACCACCAGATACCATTACAGCACCAGTTATTGTTGCAGTTCCTCCTACATTTAATGTACCTCCTACTATAGCATTAGATACAGATATATTACCTTCTATAGTAGCTGTAACTCCTGTTAAGTTTGTTCCATCTCCAAAAAATGTTGAAGCACAAACTTTACCTGTTAATTGTAAATTACCAGATACAGACATATCATCTGATACACCAAATTTACCTGCAACTAATACTTGACTTGTTGCTACTTGTAATGCAGTATTAACTCCATCACCTGTTTGAACATTTATTAAACTTGCACTAACTCCTTCATTAGCAGATACTGCCATTTTAAGAAGTTGTTTATAACTATTAGATACTAATTTTCCTTCTAATGTACTCATACCATTTGCCACCATCTAGCCTTTGTTGTATCATCCCATGTAAATGAAGCACTTTCCCATGTTAAATTTCTACCTAATCTATCAGGTCTTGCATTTCTTACTGCAATATTTTCTCTAACATCTGGTGCTTTATTTTGTGGATGATTTTTTAAATCAAAATTACCATCAAAACAAGCAGGACATCTTAGTGTATTATAACTACTTAATTTCATAACTCTCATTGGATATACAAATCCACAAGAGTCACACATTGCTTTTGCGTTTGGAAAATTACTTCTAGCCATTAAATATATCCTAACTTAGGTTTAAAGTAAATACTTGCTCTTTCTTTATCTTCTTCCATTGCTCTTTTTAATGTTTCTTCATAACTTGTTTTTAACATACTAACTCTATCCATAGGTATACCTGGTCTTTTTTGTGATAGATAATAAGCTAAACCATATGTTAAACAAGGTAAAAATCTTTTAGGAATATTTGCATTTTGTCCTGCAGATTTATTTACATCTTCTAATTGTCTTATACCTTCTATATTTAAAAGGTCTGTTGAATTTTGTGGAACAGGATATAAAAATATTGTAGGATTATCTACATTTCTTTTTATAGCATATTGTGTTGCTCTACCTGTTTGAAACTTATTAGGTAATACATTATATTCTTCAAATGATATTCTTTCTAATTGTGTTTCTGCTCCTGCAGCACTTGTTTTAGTTGTAACTACTAAAGCATCATTTACTGAATTTGCTAAATCATAACTTGTTACACTTGCTTGTACAGTCACTATAGTTGTAAAAGTTGACCATAATAGTACACCTCTATTTTGCCAATCATTTAATAATAAATTAATTGACCTACGTGCTGATTGTGGTGTATGACCAAGAGTTTGTTCACCACCTATCATTTCAGTAGCTTCTTGAATTACTTCATCAATATCTAAATTAAAATCATATGTTCCTGAACTAGCCATATTTTCTATGTTTTTCCTTTAGTTGTTTTTTAGCTGCTTTTGCTAATCTTGATTGTTCTGGTTTACCACCAAACTTTGCTCTTTGTTCTAATACAGTTAGTATTTGTATTTTTCTAGCATAAGGTTTATTTATTCTTTTAACTTTAGCTATTGTTTTCTTTGCATCTGCTACAGTTGCATATTTAATTCTAACTGTATCTTTAGGATTCTCGTCTGTATATAATCTACGACCAGAACCTTTAGGCTTTTTTCCTGTTCCTACTTTTGGGTCTCTTTTTTTTGTCATTTTTTTTCACATAATTTGCAACTATTCTAGCTTGATTTGCATGAAGCTTTGAAGCTTTTTTTAGTTGTTTAGTTACTTTTTTTAGTTGTCTTACCATTTCTCTTTTTCTTTTTAAATGTTTTTACATTTGTGGGTTTACCACCTACTCCTTGTGCTTTTGCTCTTTTTCTTTTTACTGCACTTGTTATTTGAGATTTACTCATTCTATTAGCAGTAGCTCTTGGTACGCATTTAGGATATTTTCTTTTGCTACCTTTTGTAGATTTTCTACCACAAGATTGAAACTTACCTTTTTTCTTGGGTGCTCCTATATCTACCCAATCACCTTTAGGTCCTTTACCAAACCATGCTGTAAGTCCACCTTTAGGCTTAGCCATTATGCACTCCTATATCCACCACCACGTTTTTTATAAGTACGTACTAACCATGCATTAGCATAAGCAGAAGGATATACATCAAACTTTCTTTTTGCTTCTGCTTTTACTCTAGCATATAAAGAAGGATTTGTAGGTTTAGCTCCACCTTTTTTCTTTGTGGTCTTTTTTTTCTTTTTACGAATAGCCATTACTTTGTTCTTCCTCCAGATTTACGTCTTAATGCTCCACCTTTAGACATATACTTTGTCTTTTTCATAGCACCACCTTTAGACATATATTTAGTTTTCTTAGCCATGCCACCACCCATTCGTTTTAGCATACCACCTTTTTTCATATACTTAGTAGTTTTACCACCACCTTTTCTTGGTATAAACATAGGTGTTTTAGATTGTCCACCTACAGTTTTTTTACCTGAACCTTTTTTCATATATTTAGTTTTTTTCATTTTTTCCTCGTGCATAAAGATTGTTAAAAGTAATATCAGGGTCTGTATAACTATCATGTATTTCTGCTGAATGAATATACTGACTTGGTGCAAAATCTGGAGCACCTTCTCCAGTTACCCAAAGAGCAGGATTAGTTACCCTAACTCGATTGTTAGGTAATGCCACGATATTACCTGTCCATTTATCTGCATCTATTAACTGCAGTACGTGACTTTGTTTATGTTGTGCAGGGTCATCACTAATATAACTATCTGTATAATCCACTGTAAACATATATCTTCCTTTATAAAATTTACCACCTATTTTACACATCCAAGGGCTAGAACTTATTCTATCCATTACTATTATGGAGTGTCCTCTTGAAGAACAGTCCCAAGGTTGTGCTAAATGCGTGTCCATTCTTTCTGGCATCTCTTCTAAAACTTCGTCTGCTACTAAACTTGTTATTGGCATTCTTGCCCACATTGCACCTCCATGTATATTTTCTTCTTCATCTATGCCAGTAAAAACTACTTGAAAACTTAAACACCTATCTGGTATTGTATTGACTGCTATCGCTAGTCCATGCAAATATTCTCCATGATAATCTATGTGGTTATGTGTAAATTCTTTTCTTACCCAACATTTAAAATGGGGAATATTACTTATTAAATATGACAGTTAGCACCTCCATCTACGTCTTGCTTGTCTTAATCTTGAGTTAGGGTCTTTTGCTGCTTTAGGAAATTTTTTCATTTGCCCTGCAGACCTTGCACAAAAACTCTTTCTTCTTGCTGCTCTTTTACCTGTTGGTTTTTTTTCAGTAACAGCAGTTTGTAATTTACTTCCAGGATTTTGTCTTCTATATTTTGCTACTCCTGCTTTAGTTAAACCTGCTCCTTGTTTAGTAGGTCTTTTATGACCACCCTTAATGGTCATACCTTTCATGCCTTTACCTTTTATTTTTTTCTTTCTAGGCATTTTCTGTTTTATATTCTTTTGACTCTTCTTTAACTTGTGCTTCTATAGTTCCTTGCACTGCAGGTCCTTTTCTAGCTGCTCCATAACCTTGACCTGTTGGTTTACCTGATGTTCCTTCTGAAGGATAATTAATAATACCAGAACCTGACCTTCCATATACTTTCATTGCTTTCATTATTTTTTCCCTTTCTTTTTATATTTCTTTTTTTTCTTTTTATTTTTTACTTTTGTTATTTGTTGAACTATATTAACTCTACCTATTGTCATTAGTTAGCTCCCTGTATAACTGGATTTGGACCACCTGCAGGACTAGCAGGTACATTCATATCGTCTTGTCTCATTCTTCTTGCTTGATTACGTAAAGCATCTATTGAATTTTTATATTTAGCTTCCCAAGTAGGAAGTTGTTGATAATCTTTTATAAAATACATTGCTTCTACCATACATGCTGCGAATAATGCGTTATAGCAAAATTCACTAAAATAATTAGATGTTGTTACACTTGTACCTGTAGCACTAGCTAAAGCTAAAGGTCTGCGTGTAAATTGTATTTCACCTGATATTGCTGATGCAGGTGTTGGTACAATATAAATTTGTGTATTAGTTTTTCTTGAATAATATCTTGGTGTTCCTGTTGATGCACTAGCAAAAGGAAAATAATCTATTGCATATTCATATGTTCTTTGTAATAAATTAACTTTTGAATTAGCAGGAACTGCTGTGGTTGAAACACTTGTGGTATAGTTTACATTTCTTACAACTAATGTATCAGCAGGTAAACTAACTACTGGGTCAGAAGCTGTAAATGAAAAAGTAGAAAAGTTATCCAAACCAGGGTCATCTAGTTCTTTTACTAATCTACCTTCAGCTTTTTCAACAAAATAAGATATATGCTCTTCAAACTCTGTTGAATCATTTTCTATTGTATTAATTATATCAGTTTTAAGAAATGAATAATTAGGCATTTACTATCCTACAAATAAGGTTACACTACCTGCATTAGGAGTAGATACACTTACTGTTGCTTCACATCTAACACCCATGTCACCTATATAAATATCTGCTGTTCCACTAGCAGGAACTTGAAACTTTATTTTATCTCCTGTGCTATCAGCTATGGCAAATGTACCTGCCACAGTAGAATATGCATGAATAGCTACTATTCTTGTAATACCATTTGTTGCAATGATTGCTCCATCTCCACCTGATTTATTTACTGCTGTAATATTTTTAGACATTTATTATCCTTTAAAAATAGGGAGAGTATTTTACTACCCTCCCTAATGATTAGTGATTAAGCACCTTCGTTACCTACGTAACTTCTCCAGTCAGATACTCCAAATGAATATCTTTCTCTGGCTTTGAAACGTAAGTTACCAGTATCAAAATCAGGTTCCATTTTAGTTTGTAAAGGTGTTCTATTAAACATCTTTGTACCATTTGGAACATCAGTTTTAAAGAAATAAGCATTAGTATCAGTCT